AGTAATTTTAATTTATATTCTTAGTTTCTCAAAAGTTTTAAAAAATCTTAAAATTTTAAAGGTTTCTAAAAATATAAAGTATATATGATTTTAAAATAAGAAGTTTTAAAATTACTGGATTTTTTATGGAATTAATTAAATATTCACACTATATCCACCAAATTTCTTGATATACTCAGTAATTGGTGTTCCATATCCATCTTTTGCAATTTTTCCTTTATCTAAAAAGTCTTTAACATTAGAAGGGCCTAGTAAGTGTGCTCCAGCTAAAAGACCTGATAGAGTTATTTTAATTCCTTTTTTCTTTTTACCCACCCACTTATCAATATAATCTCCAAGATAAGCTTTATTGTTTTTCAACAATTGTTTCATAGCCAAGTCTTGTTTATGCTCTGGCCAAAAGTCTGTACCTTTATTTTTGAACTTAGATTGAAAATAATTGAAATCTGCCTCTGTCCTTACTTTTCCAAAATTATTTGGCCAATATGATTTGATTCTTTTTTCATAATCTTTATCTGATTCATTAGGATTTTTTTGCAATATATCTTTTAATGCAATTTCACCAAACTGATATTTACCCATATACCCAATAGTATTTACTTTTTCAGGATCATTAGTAGACTCCTTAGCAGCAATTGCATCAAGGTACTTTCTTATATTACCAGAAATTGGTTTATTATATTTGACAGTAGTGGTCTCTTCTTCACTGTCTGAATCATATATCATATCCTCTGGCAATCCTTTACCATCCATTGATTGTGCATATAGCTCTTCTGCTGATACAATAGTATCTTCTGGCACCATTGCAACAATTTGGTCTTTGCTTAATTGGTATTTAGCAGTTAAAATACCCATAACCAAAATTAAAACTTTTGGATTAGCTTTGAAATACCTAAAAATATTATAAGCTACTTTTAGTAGGAATTTTTCTCCTTTAACAGCTGCTTTTTCTAGATACCCAAAAATTTTATTAGTCAAATCCTCCCATGAATTCCCTTCATTCAAGGTTTGATAAATTTTTTCCCAGTTGTTCAATTCTTCCAAGATTATAAAGTCTGAATAATTAGTTACTACCATACAAATATATATAAAATTATTGAAACAAAAAAGGACTCACAAGAGTCCTTAATTTTTTTTATGCTGAACAAACCACACAAGATTCAGGGTCATCCAAACTACAACTAATTTCAGATAGTTGTTCCTGTACTGTCTTTACTTCTTTTTGTTCTTGAACTGTAAACTTCACAGCATCAGCAGCTGATTTTGTTCTAAGATAGTACATACCTGTTTTTAGATTTGTTTTATTTTCTCTATAGAATTTTGGAGTTCCTTGTTTGTCATAGACAATATCAACATCCTGTGGCATTATAGGTTGACCATTAGAATCTGATATAAAAGCCCTTTTACCCCAACCATAAAAATGCATTGCTGTCAGTTTGCCAAAATTAACATTCTCCATGAAAATATTCATAGATTGAGTTTGGTCAATATAAGCCCCTCTATCAGCAGCTAAATCAATAACATCCCTTTGTTTAACTTCCCAAACAGTCTTGTAGATTTCTTTTAAAGATGTAGGTATTTCAGGAATATTCTGTATAGATCCATTCTGTGACATAATTTTGTTTTTCAAAGTATCATTCCAAAGTCCTAGTTTTACTAACTCTTTGACTAAATACTTATTGACAATGATAAACTCACCAGAAATTACTCTTCTAACATATAAATTTGATGTTTGTGCTTCACAAGAAGCTTCATTACCCAATATTGAAGCTGTTGAGGCAGTTGGCATAATACAGGTTGTTAATGAATTTCTAACTCCAAATCTTGTAATGTCTTCTCTTAGTTTTTTCCAATCCCATCTATCAGTTGGTTTTGCGCCCCATAAATCAAATTGAAACTTACCTTCAGAAATTGGAGACCCTTTATAAGTAGCATAATGACCCTGTTCTTTAGCCAAGTCACAAGAAGCCCTCATAGTTGCATAATAAATAGTTTCGAAAATCTGTTTGTTCAGATTCTTAGCTTCTATTGAATCATAGGAAATACCAGATAAGAAAAACACATCAGCTAATCCCTGCACACCCAAACCAATCGGTCTATGTAGTAGGTTTGAGAACCTAGCAGCCTTTGATGGATAATAATTTACATCTATTACATTATTAAGGTTAATAGTAGCTTGATAAGCAACATCATAAAGCTTATTAAAGTTATAAGTCTTATTTTTATTAACAAACTTAGTTAGGGAAATAGATGCTAAGTTACAAACAGCAGTTTCATTTACAGATTCTTCACCATAAAATTCACCAAGCCCAAGTGATTCAAGAAGTTCTTTATTCCCCAATACTTCTTTTTGGATCTTAGTAATTCCAGTTGACTCAACGATTTCTGCGCAGAGATTAGAACTTTTAATTAATCCAATGTTCTTTTGGTTAGACTTTTCATTAATAGAATCTTTATAAAGAATATATGGAGTTCCTGTTTCAATTTGAGATTCAAGTATTTTATTCCATAAATCTCTTGCTTTTACAGTTTTCTTACCATATCCTTTATTCTCATAGTCTATGTAAAGATTTCTAAATTCTTGACCATACGTTTCATTTAATCCAGAACATTCGTGAGGGCACATCAAAGTCCAATCTTCATCCAAATCTACCCTTTCCATGAATACATCATTGGTCCATAGTGCTAAGAACAAATCTCTAGCTCTCAACTCCTCCTTACCCTGATTCTTTCTCAAATCGAGAAATTCATAAATATCAGCGTGCCAAGGTTCCATATAGATTGCAATTGAACCTTTTCTCTTACCACCTCCTTGATCAACTGCTCTAGCTGTTTCGTTGTAAATCTTCAAGAATGGAATAATACCATTTGAAGTACCGTTTGTGCCAGCAATATATGTGCCCTTTGCTCTTACTTTGTTAAATGAAATTCCAATACCGCCAGCATTTTTAGAAATTTGAGCTGATTCTTTTAAGGTGTTGAAAATACCCTCAATTGAATCATCTTGGACATCCAATAGAAAACATGAGGATAATTGTGGTCTAGTAGTACCAGAGTTAAAAAGTGTTGGGGTAGCATGAGTATAGTATCCCTCAGATAACAAATTGTATGTTTCAACAACCTTTTCCATGTTAGTACCCCATACTTGTAAAGCTGTTCTCATATACATATATTGAGGACGTTCAGCAACTTTACCATTCAGTTTAAGAAGGTAACTTCTTTCCAATACTTTATATCCAAAATAATCGAAGTTATGGTCCCTTGAGTGTACTATTGCAGAGTCTAATTCATCAGAGTTTTTCATGACTAATTTGTAAAACTGTTCAGACACAACTGGTGAGTGTTTCCTTGTTTTTGGATCCACATAGTTATATAAATCCTTTACAGTATCTGAAAAACTCTTCTTAGTTTCCTTATGTAAGGAAGTGATTGCTATTCTTGCAGCAAGTGTTGCATAGTCAGGATGCTTCACCGTAAGGGAAGCAGCTGTTTCCATAGCCAATGTGTCTAATACTCTTGTTTCAATATCTGGTGTTATTCCTTCAATTACTTTTTGTGCTATGTCAAATGGTTGTATCCACTTGGCATCCAAACCATATGTCTGCTGATTAATTCTCTCAAGAATTTTATCAAGCATAAGTGGTTCTTTTTTGCCATTTCTTTTTGTTACTTTTATATTCATCATCTTTTCAATTACTTAAATTTTTAGGTAAAGGTATATATAGTCCCCGACTTTGGGAGTTTTATCTTAGGTCAGTAAATTTTGTGATTTTTTATTGACCAAATAATATTTTTTTATAGGAAATCAATGTTGTTTAATTTGTTCAAATTATACTTAAATTTGGTGTTATTCAAAATTTTTGTTATGTATTTTAATTCAATTTCATATATTCTTTCATAAGAATCTACTTTATAAATTGAAGTCTCATAATCAGCCTCAATAACAACTCCAGTTATGTGTAGTAGTCCCTCAGCTATATCATATGGGTCAGCATGTAAAAATTCAATTTCAGTTCCTATGTGTATATTTCTGTTTCTGACTTCTTTTGAGTAGTTCTGTTTACCAATATGCTCTTGCAACTCTGATATAATCATATTCCTCCATTTATTATCCAATAGTTTGAACATATTGAATAAATTATCTGAGAAATAGACAGCTAACTCATTGAATATCTCAACATTAGTGAAATTCTCATCATTCAAATTTGTCTTCAGAAGATAATAAAAATGATTGAAGTCTGACCGTGATGGCTTTCTTCTATTATTTAGAAAGTTCAAATCTGTATGATTTGCTAAGACTTCATAGACTTTTTCTTTTATTCTTTTTTCTTTAATATAATTCTCATTGTCTACAGATTCATACCAATAGATTGATGACTTATCAACTTCAAAGGTTTCATTATAGGTTGAGGATGCATCAAAATCATCTTCACTCAAAGGGTCTTCTTTTTTACCTTTGAAAATTGAGTCATAATTCAAACTATGTTTTTTATGAATGGAGTGTTTTGATAACACAACCTCTTCTTTATATTCTTCTACCTCAATTTCTATCTTTAAATCTTCCTCTACTTCTTCAAAATCAATTGGATCGGCATCTATTTCTTGTTCTGTAGAGATTTCATCATCAAAAATTTCTAAATTTTCATCATTGTTCTCAAAGTCCTCTTCAAAGTCTTCTGGTGTCATAACTTATCATTATTTTTTTAATTATTGAATGCATCTAAAAAGACATCATTCTCAAGTGTTAAAAATGTAGAATTAAGGTTTATCTTAATCTGAGATTTCAAAAAATCCCCATCTCTTTGTTTTAAGAGTTTGAATCTGTAAAAACCACTTCTTTTCATATCTTCTGTTCTAATTATAGCAAAAAAAGTATCTGCTGTTTCAGCTATAGCCTTAGATTCTGGTACCTGCTCAAGAGTTATATCATTTGAATTCCAAGCATCTTTTGAAACTTGGACACCAGTGAGTACTGGCAATTTATATTTAGCTCCAATAGCTCTTAAACCCTCTGCTAAAGATTTTCCCTTTGTGTATAAATTATCACCAGCAATTCCCTTCATAGGTGAGATTAAGGTTATATAATCCACTATTAACAAATCAATTTTTATTCCTTTTTTATCTCTTAGTTTTTGAATATAGTTATCAAAATCATTTATGTTAGCTGTACCAGCTGCCCAAAACTTGGTTATTATTTTACCAATCTTTTTTTCAAAAAGGTCCATACCTCCAAGATTTTTTAAACCATCAATTTTCTTCTTTATTGTCTCAGTGTCTTTACTTACTTTATCATAGTCATTGATAGGAATTTTCAGTCTCATAGAACCAAGTCTCTTCATAACTTTTCTCTCAGACATTTCTAAAGTTATATAAAGCACATTATATCCCTTATTTGCAGAATTTACTGCAAAATTTTGCATCCAAAGAGATTTACCATTGTTGGTTTCAGCCATCAATACATTTAGGGTTGAAATATCCCAACCACCACCTAACATATGGTCAATTGTTTCAAAACCTGATTTAATTTTATATTTAGCTGAGTCTTGTATATGTAATTCAGCGTCATCAAAATCTGACCCCAAATCATCATCATTTACAAAATCAGTTTTGGACATTTGGTCAACAATCAATCTTATTTTATTGGCAGCTTCCATCACATCCTCATAGTCACTAATGGTATCTAAATTTCTTGTTTCATCAATTATATCTACAGTACCATTCTTTAGTCTGTTTGATAAAATCCAAGCATTTAGTTTGGGAATAGTAAAATTTACTTCATCATATTCTGACAAATTAACTGTTAGTAGGGATTTTAAGATGTCCTTTGTTATTAAACCATCCTTATCCTCAAGTTGGACCATCTCTAAAATTTGCTTTGGAGATGGAATTTCAGCATCAGTATTTTTCTTGATGTAACTATTTAGTATGTTATATACAAACTGTATCTCAGAATTCTTGAAAAAGTATGGTTCAACTATATCAAAATATCTTTTGTTCTTCAAGATATAAGCAAAGAATATTTTTTCAAGTGAAATTGTCATTATTTTGGAGGTAAAAATTGAGTTTTATATGGAATGGAACAACCAAAGTTTAATATATAACACCTATTGCTCCTTTATAAGTTCTGTGTCTTTATTGAACAAATCTCCCATATCATCATTTTCTACATCTTGCTTTTTGACAAGTTTATCTAATTCAGGATTTATTTCTACTTTATTTCTGAGTTTTTTTACTAAATAGTCCCATCCATTTTTTGCTAAAAAAGTTAACAATCCCACTCCCAAAGAAGAAAGGTTTCCTATGATTGTATCCATTGTCCAATTATAATCAGAAACAATAGTATTAATTGCATTCATTGTTGGTATTAGTAAAGAAGTATAAGCAAACATGTCAATTAGGTTTCTTACAGTTTTTGGTGTGTTTTTAAATAGAATAGATATTAGTTTACCAATTGATTTTAAACTATTGACCATTTTTTTAACAATACCATTTCCAATGCCCCTTAGTTTTAATTCAGTCAGTAAACTTTTTATTTCATCTTTTGATATATCTAAACTCTTCTCAGTTTCCAAAGCTAAGATGACCACAGAAGTCAATGTTAAAAGTGATATGTTCTCTTTTGTTAATTCTATTTTTAAATTCTGATTTTCAATCAAGTTTAAAACTATTGGATACATTGATGCAATACCTGTGCCGAATGTAAAAATCAATTTCACATTGAATTTTAAATCCTGTTGTAGGTTTTTCAGTATGGAAATTATACCCTCAGGATTTTCTGATGACTCAAATAATGGTGGGTTTATTATTGTATTTAAAAAATCCTCAGCTATTTCATACCATTGATTATGTTCTTTGTATTTAAAAATTTGAGCCATAATCTATATATTACTAATTAATATAACTTTTTGGGTTTTAAAAAAGAATATATAATAAAAAATAACTTATAAGATGAAATTTATTAAGAAATTTGAAAATTTCACTGAAATGGAGGGACATGAAACTGAAGAAATGGGTCCTGAATGTCAATGCAAAACGACTGAATGTGAATGTGGTAGCCCTATGGGTTATGAAGAAATGGAAGAAAGCGATCCTAATTACTTTGAAGAAGAGGAAGAAGGTGGTATGATGCCTGGTGAAGAAGAAGAATTACCAATGGCTTATGAAGAAGAGGAAGAAGAGGAGGATATGACACCAGGTGGTCAAAGAATGGGACACATCATGTCTTTTCAAGAAGCAAAGAAGGCTAAGCCTGACTTCCTTGATTTAGATAAAGATGGAGATAAAAAGGAATCTATGAAAAAAGCTGCCGCTGATAAGAAAAAGGGCGGAAAAGATACTAAAAAGGAAGATAAAAAAGAAGATAAAAAATCTACAAAAAAAGGTGGATTATCTAAAGCTCAAGAAAAACTACCAGAAGGTTTGAAAAAAGCTATAAAAGCTGGTGTAAGAGACTAATAAAAAAGTCAACTAGAAATAGTTGACTTTTTTGTTTCTACTTTATTTATTGATTCTTGAAACCAAGATGGCATATACTTTGAACTATATCTGATGATATCAGAAAAAGAACCATCAAGTATTATTGTGTCAGCATAATCAGTTTTACTTCTAATTGATCTACCACACATTTGCATAAGAGCACACACTGTCTTCCACGAGTACCACTCAGGATTGTTTTTTTGTCTTAATTTATTCTTTTGCGAAGCTAGACTTGGATAAGGTATTTTTGCGATTATCTGAAATCTACTTTTTTCATGGTCAAAAGACACACCAGTACCAACAGACGGACTTACAAATACCAGTGGGTCTTTACTTTCCATATGTTCTCGTAGTTTATCATCCCTATCAATATTTGTATGAAATAATAGTCTTGAATTTTCAATATCCCTTTTTATCCAGTATGATAACTCAAAAGAGTTTGTGTGTACTATTCCCTTTAAGCCCTCATACTTCTTTAGAATCTTGTGAAAATAAGGTATATAATTTTTGAATGTTTCCTCTTTTTTCTGAAATGACATCTTACCAAGTGGCATATAGAATATTTTTCTATTCTCTAATGGGAAAGGCGAACTTGTAGAATAATATGCAGTCTTATCAGCATCTAATCCATTCAATTCTGAAAAAAGATTTTTATCGAGTATAGTACCAGACATCAATATTACTAAATCATAATTGGACCACACATATTGATCCAAATAATCAGCTGCCCAAATAGGTTCAAGGGATAATTCTTTTTGCTTTGACTTTTCATTATAGTTTGATTCCAATACCCAGTTATGTGGATTAGCATCATATTCCTTTAGAAAAACTTCAATCTTGATTTGATATTGTTTTAGGTCAGAAATGATTTGCATCATTTTAACATCAGTGTTAACAGTACCAGTAAGTTTACTTATTTTCAAATCCCTCTTATCTGATGTTATATCTCTACCACTAATCATAGAAGCGTCTATGGTAGATATTGTTTGTAATATCTCATTTTGGAAATATCTAAGAAAACTTACATATTCTGAAATAGTTTTGACTTTAGATAAAGCTTTTATTATATCATATTCCCTTGTGAATTTTAATCTTTTAATTAATGATTCTGTAATCTTAATTGAAATAAAATCAGAAACAACATCATCAAGTTCATGACATTCATCAACAATTAAAACACTTGATTCCCTTTGTTCCATCATCTTCTTATTATAGATAGCGTAGATTAGGTAAAAATAGAAATTTGTTAAACTAACTTTACCACCAAGATATCCATTCTTAGCTTCATCATAAGGACAAAGATCACAAGTAGTTTTGTTTAATCTATTGAATTCTTTACCCTGTGAACAAGAAGTAGAATAGGACTTACAAGAATAATTTTCTTTTCCTTTTAGATTTTTTATTGATTCATAAGTAGTATCATATTGGTCTTGTAGGATTTTACCAGCAGTTATAATATCAATCTTAGCAGTCTGGTCTATCTTTTTACTATACCAATCAGAAATCATTAAAGAAATGTGGGACTTACCAACACCCATGGGTAAGTCCATTAGGAAAAACTTGGTGTCAGGTTTTTCTTTTTTAGTGTTAATGATGAAGTCAAGAGCTTCTTGTTGCTCTGGTCTCGGGGTATATTTTATTAGATCTTTCTTCAATGACATAGGGGTTATATTAAAGTATTTGGTTTAGTTTTTTGAATATATACATGGATGAAATATTTAAAATTCTTTGAAAACTTTCAAAATGATGAAACACTTTATATTTTCGATTTAGACCAAACGCTTGTAGAATCACCAAGTTTTGAAGAGTTAGCTATTGAATATCTTACTGAAAATCAAAGTATTAGTGACCTAATTAAAAAATCTTTACACTTTGTTAATAGGAGTAAATCAGATCTTAGAATAGAAAATGGTAGGATTTATATAGAAGATCCAAACCAAACCGTAGAGCCAAAAGGAAATTGGGTTAGGAAAGGTTTGAGACTTTATATGGTCACTCCAAATGTTTATCATTTCTTAGATATATCTTTACCCACAAAAGTAAAAGAACTCTCTGAGATGTATAAAAAAGTTCAGAACAAAGCAATTGTAACTGGACGAATGGTTGACTTAGAAGAAAAAGTAAAAGAATCATTACTAAAGTTTGGGTTAGAATTACCTAATCTTGGTTTATTTTGTTATCCTTCAAAAGATGATAAAACAGATAGAGTCGCTGAATGGAAAGCTAAAACTATAGTTCAACTCTTAAAAGATACTGGTTTCAAAAAAGCTAAGTTCTATGATGATAAACCAAAATGGGTTAAGAAAGTAGTAACAGCAGTAAGAACAGAATTACCAGAGGTTGAATTTGAAGGTATAAGAGTTCATTAAAGTTCTGCTTCCAAAGCCTTAATTTCATCCATAACCTTTTTAAGTTCTTCCTTCTTATTCATCATAATCTTCTTATTCTTCTTCCTATCAGCATAAACATCTTTCAACATCTGAATTGTTGGTGAATTTCTTTTCCTAAATACCACACCATTAACACAAATAACATTATTTTCCTTATCAATCTTCATACCATTATCACAGTATTCTGGATTCTTTGGATCTTGAACACCTATAAAGTTCTCTGGAGCAATATACCATTGAATTTGACTTGTTGGGTACAAACTAGCAAAATCGTAAGTCACGCACCATTGGTTCATACCTTGGACTGGATCCTTAACCCAACCACCAGCAATACCAACATTTTCCTCAGTATTCTTCTCACCTTTAAAAAGAACTATATTTTCTTGTTCCCTAAATCTATTTCTCAATACACCCTCTGTGATAGCTAGTGATGCAAGAGCATTATTCATTTGAGAAACAACATCAACAATTCTTATTCTAGCCAAAGATGAAATAGCATATATGATTGAAATATAGTTTCTAGATTCATGAATCTTTTGTACTAGGACGGAGTCAACTGCGTTATAATACATAAAGGTCTCAAAATCATCTTCATATAATTTTTGAAGGGAACCAGTATATTTAATCTTTTCAACACCAACTAACTTACTAGACACAAAATCCAGTGATGAAGATTCTTTTACTTTAATAGAAGTATCACAAACTTCATAAAGTTGCATGTAATCAAAAATCATTCTATGAGCAGGCATTTCATAGTTTGTCATCCACACCTTATTCAATCTTTTTGTTAAGGATGAAACAGCTGGATCAATAGTATATTCTTTACCATTAACAACTTTTTTTAGTTTACGAGCTCTTGTTACTAAGTATAACCAGTCATAGTTTACAAAATTCCAACCTGTAATCATTGGCATTTTTGGAATCATTTTGTAAAAGAAGTTATACATCATATCAAATTCATCATCATATTTAATGTATTTGAATTTATAGTCAGCATTGAACTTTTTGAAATACTTATTAGTATTATCCTTGATTCTCAATTGCATATCTTCTGGCATATCTCTGAGTCCAAGGAGAATAATCTTATCTTCAAAAACTATAGATATAGATAAAACTTTTGTTGGAGCTGTTTCAGCATCTGGGAAACCATCAACTATTTCAGTTTCAATATCAACAAAATATATCTTGGGTGTGTGATATTCAAATATTTCATTCTTTTCCTTCTCTGGTAAGGCATCTAAGAATTCATAAACTGTGTATCTGTCAGGATTTGAAACAGCTTCTAATTTTACAGATTTACCATCCCAAGATTTATATACTTTATGTCTTTGTGGGTCGTCATCTGAACATATTACATACTTCAAGGGATTATCCCATTCAAAATATTTCAATTTGATTTCACCAGTATCATCAACATAACTGATGACTAATCTTTTGGAGTTTGTTAAATATTGAAAATCAATTAGCATTTTATTAGAAGTCTATATCAAACCAAGGGAGTTCAGAACCATCTTCTTTAGTGAGGACCATTTCTTCTCTTTTCCAAACTTGACTTTCATAATATCTCCCAATCTTAAAAAGTTTTTTGATAAATGGAATATCTTGATTATTAATATTTATTCTTTCCTCATCAACCATTAAACAAAGGACTTTTTTATCATCCTCTGGATTGTAGTTAGTGACTTGTTCATCCATATCTTTCTCAAGTCCTTTTTTTGCATAACAAATAAATTTAGCTAGAATATTTTCACCGCTTGGAGCCCAAGTGAATTTAACATCTGTATTTTCTGATATTTCTATTTCTTCTTTAAGATACACCCTAACCCAAAAATAAACTTTTTGTTTCTGAGCTACTTTAGATCTTGGAACAAAATCCTCTTTGTTAAAATCAATTTTATCCAATTCAATCTTTTTGGCTTGTTCCATGATGTCATTATATAAAACTTTGTTAGCCTCAATTACTTTCTTTAGGCTTTTTCTATCAGGGAAAAAATTATTATCTATATTCAAATCTGGCATCATAAAATGTCTTATTTTTTTATTATAAAATAAATTAATTACATAGTTTTAATATATATCTAAAATCAACCTAAATATGATTTTCAAATATTTCGAAGACTTTACACAAGCACAATTTGAACCAATAAAATCATTTAAATTACAAGATAATTTGAATGGTGATTTTTGGACTGATTATGAATTAGATTCAGAAATAAAAGATGAATTGATACAACTTGGACAAGATTATTTTAATCAATTAGATTTAGGAAATGTAGAACTCAGTGATTTAATTTTTACAGGTTCATTAGCTAACTTTAATTGGAGTAATTATTCTGATATAGATTTACATTTGGTATTTGATTTCTCAGATGTGAATGAAGATGTAGAATTGGTTAGAAAATATTTGGATGCTGTTGAAAAATCTTGGAAATTACAACATGATATCAAAATAAAAGGTTTTGATGTTGAAATATACTGTCAAGATATTTCACAAGAACATCACTCATCAGGTGTTTATTCTTTATTGAATGATGAATGGATAAAAAAACCAACAAAAGAGAATTTTGAACCAGACCAAGAATCTATCAGAAAAAAAGCTACTATATATATGACTATGATTAATGATCTTGAAAAGGATTTCAAATCTGGTAAATCTTATAAGTCACTTGAACCAAAATTTAAAAAGGTTTGGAAAAAGATAAAAGATGGTAGACAAGCTGGATTAGATAGAGAAGGTGAATTTTCAGTAGAAAATTTGGTTTTCAAATTACTTAGGAGAAATGGATATATTGAAAGATATATGAACCTAAAAAGCAAATCATATGATAAACAATTTAAATAAACTATGGTAACAATTACTGAAATAGAACAAGTATTCAAAGATATATTCCAAGAAGAAGAAGGAATGGTAGCTTCTGTTGATACTGTCTATGAACTATCCAAAGATAAAAACTTTTACAAATTAGTCATATCTATACATGGCATTTCAATCGATGACACATTAATAATACACACTAAATTTATATTTAAAACAGATAAGGAAAAGAGTAAATTGATTGATAATTCATTTATTTATCTTTATGACATAAATTGTGTTTATAATAAGATAGAATTTAAAAATGCAATTGATTTAAAAACTAAATTACAAGATATTATTGATTCCAATGATTTTGGAAAAGACATACAAATACTCTCCGATTTCATAGAAGCTCCAGCAATGTTTCTGAACTATTATATGAGAAGGTCAAAGATTACTGACTATTCTATATTTGATGTTGAGTATGAACCAAAATTCAAAACAGTTCCTTGTGAAGATGTTACATTTGATTTCAAAATCAATGTTAATGACAATTATAAAATGTCTTTATCTATTTCTAAAAAGGAAAGAGAAGAAGATAGAGATTATGATACTTATGTCTTTCAATTTCAATTTTTGGATGAATACACGACTATTGAAACTGATACTTTGAAAAATATCCACTTCACAATAGGCAGTACAATTGCTAAAATCCTTGATGAAAAATTAAAATAACAGTTTAATATATAAACTTATAAATCAATTTATTTATTATGATACCAAATAATGATCCACAATATCAAACAAATCACAGTAGAATCCAGAGATTTGCTCCTTTTTTAGATAATATTAAAAAAGAAAAAGATGACCTAAAAAAAGTTAAAAGACAAAATAGAGATGACAAAGTAAGTAGAACATCTTTTCCACACAGTGGTCAAGACGAATTACATTGGAATACTGTAACAAATAAGATGGATAAAAATCTTTCTAAAGCTCAAATTGAGGATAGAATCAAATCTTTAGAAGATGATGGTGTAGAAGAAACAGACCATAAATACAAGATTGTTGATGAAAAACTCATAAAATCTTTCCAAGGTTTTTTAAAAGTTAATGAAGAGAACTGTGGATGTGGATGTCAAGATTGTAAGTGTGGAGATTCAGAAATGAATCAAGTAAGTCCAATGGATAATGATGTCAATTTTGAGAATGACACACAGGAAACATCTTATATGTTTTTCAATAATTTGGAAACTATCCACAATATGTGCACAGAAATGATGGAAATGGATCACTCACAAATTAACACCATGTTAAATGATGGTCATAATTGGGCTGAAGACCATATGTCAGTAGCTAAGGAAAATGTTTCACATGTATTCAATTTCCTCTCAAATAAAGAAGTTAGTGAGGGTATGGATTCAGATATGGCATCACACAATGAAAATTATATGTTTTTTGCCAATATTGAATCTATCTGTAGAATGGTTGGAAAATTACTTGAATTTAATCAAATGGAAATAGATAATGTACTTGGAGAAGGACATGATTGGGCAGAAGACCACATATCAGCAGCCAAAGAAAATGTACAACAAGTACATGATTGGTTAGAAAATGAACTACACTAATAATGAGATTTTTAAAATTCAATGATTTTTTACTTGAGTCTGTTTTAAATGAATCAATTGTAGTTTTTTCAGACAGGTTCAAGAAATTACTAGCAAAAATTGATTCCCCTGTAGCTAAATCCTTATTGGATATTGAAACTAAAGATTTAGATGTTGCTAATAACTATATTGATATTGCTGATAATAAGAACCAAATCACCTTCATAACTGATAGAAAAGCTAAAGAATTACTTTCAAGCCAAGAAGCTAAAAAAGTAACTCATATGGGTTCTGGTCATTTGACACACTCAGAAGCCAATAATGAAATTTTTGCTGCATTGGGATATAGACCAGAAGGTCCACAAACATACCACCCACAATCAAATGAGGAAGGTGTTATAGAATCAGAATATACATCCCCAACATCTGGTAATGTTTATTGTAAAGTTGTTTTCCCTGGTGGTGTTTCTGTTATAAACAAAGGTAGGTTGAGACTTGTTGATTTATCAAAGTTACCATTTTCCAAAAATAGACAACCTGGTAGAATTGGTGCATCAGTACAAGCCTTATTGAGATCTAGTGATGTTAGTTATTCAAATGCTGAGATTGAACAATTTGTTAATAAATACAAATCAGAATTTGATAAGTTCAATGATGCTTTCAGAAACTTTGAATTAGTTTCTGGAAATGCAATTCACCATTGGTATCAGTATGATAACTATTTACACGGCACAAGTAAAGGTCAATTGAGTAATTCTTGTATGGCTAGAGCCCCAAGAAGATGGTTGGAAATTTACACAGATAATCCTGATGTTTGTCAGTTACTTATATTAAAGGATGATGACCAAACAGATAAAATAAAAGGTAGAGCACTTGTTTGGAAATTATCAAGTCCAGATGGAATCACTTATGTGGATAGAATTTATACCCATGATGATTCGGATTTGGAGTTATATAAGCAATATATCGCACAACAAGGATGGTACTTGAAAAAGAAATATACTAGTTCAACAGATGATTCAACTATGATTGCTCCAGATGGTACAGAATCAAGACCAAAATATTTGGAAGTTACAGTGAAGGCAAAAGAATATAGTGGTTATCCTTATTTGGATACTTTAAAGTTCTATACACCATTTAATGGTATATTATCTTCTGGTGATGGTGAATACCAATTAGAAGACACTGGTCC